TCAGACGTTAGTGCATGGGCAAAAGCCGCAACAAAGCCCACTTATACATATACAGAGGTCGGTGCGGCGGCATCAGCGCATACTCATAGCTATCAAGCGGCGGATGGAGATTTGCTAGCCATTGGTGGATTAGTCGGTACAGCGGGCTTACTAAGAAAGACGGCGGCAGATACTTGGACATTAGATACATCTACATTCGCTACGGGTTCTGGTACTGCTTCTGGTACCAATACTGGCGACCAAACAACCATTACAGGTAATGCTGGCACTGCAACAGCTCTTCAAACGGCAAGAACTATCGCTGGGGTTAGCTTTAATGGGTCAGCGAATATCGCGATTCCAGCTTCAGCTCTATCTGATGTAGCTATAGCGACCCCACTCAATAACCAATTATTAGTATACAACTCAACAACTGGTAAATGGACTAACACCTCTGGCATCACTGGCCCAACGGGCGCTACTGGCCCTCAAGGCATTCAAGGTGTCGCTGGGGCAAATGGTACTGCTGGCACTGCTGGCGCTCAAGGTATTCAAGGTATTCAAGGCGTCGCTGGCACTGCTGGCACTGCTGGTGCGGCTGGTACGGCTGGCGCTACGGGTGCTACGGGTGCAACAGGAAATCCGTGGGGTGGTGGCACTTTTACTGGCAAAAGCACTCATCGACAAAGTGGAGTAGCTCTTGGTACAGGTAATTCCGCCCAGATAGAGGTTAGCAATGCTGGGAGCGGTGCTTGTAATATTAGTTTCCACAGAGAAGGCGCTTACGGCGCTCACTTTGGATTGGATACTGATAATTGGTTCTCTACATACGGTTGGTCGGCTGGCGGCGGTTACACCAGCATGAGAGTGGGCGCTTTGAGTGCGTCTGGTGCTGTGAGCGCGTCTGGTGCTGTGTCAGGCACAAACATCGAATCAAACGGCAACACTACAGGTAGTGCAGAAAATGTCAAAACGCCGACAGGTGGCTATAAACATTTAGGCGCATGGGGTGTAGGAAGAACTGCCATAGGTGCTATTTTGGTTAATACGGCATATTACGCGGATATTGCTGATACGGCGACAAACTGGGCAGGCATCCCCGCTGGCACTGTAATGTTATTTGTTCAAACCGCCGCACCTACTGGCTGGACTAAATCAACAGCGCATGACAATAAGGCATTAAGAGTAGTTAGCGGAGCGGCATCATCAGGTGGTTCTACTGCATTTACATCTGTATTTACATCAAGAGGAGTTAGCGGGACAGTAGGTGCTACAACATTGGTTGAAAGCCAAATCCCTTCACATACTCACCCTTATGGCTTGGCAGCGACAAGAGCGGGCTATGCTGGGGCAAGTCAATACAATGGGGTTGGCTATAGTACCCAGAAGGGCGGTACAACTAGTGGTTCTATACTTGGCGACCCAACGGGCGCTAGGGGCGGTAACGGTAGCCATACGCACGGATTTACGGGGACAGCAATGGACTTCGCGGTTCAGTATGTGGATGTAATTATAGCAACTAAAAACTAGGGAAATTATATGCAAATAAAGCCAGGGAATTTTTGTCCATTAATTAAAAAAGACTGCGTAGGAATCCAGTGTTCATGGTTCACGCAGATGCGCGGCAATAATCCAAATACAGGAAAGGAAATAGATGAATGGTCATGCGCTATGACATGGCTTCCAGTATTGTTAGTTGAAAACTCACAACAGCAACGACAGACAGGTGCGGCGGTAGAGTCATTTAGAAATGAGATGACTACGGCCAATCAGTCAAGCCAACAGTTACTAATGATGACTGCTGGAATGAATCCAAGCGTAATAAGTCAAGTAAGGTAAGTAATGATTAATAGCCGAAATATCTCAGACTTAAATCCAAAGTTGCAGACTTTATGCGTAAAGTTTGTTTCGGCTTGTGAGGCTGTTGGTATCGATATATTGATTACTAGCACCTATCGTGATGCTGAAAGCCAGAGCGCGATATACGCTACAGGCAGAACAACAAAAGGCGCAAATCCTACAGCAAGTAACCCTATGGGTAGCATTTTAACTAACGCAAAAGCTGGACAGTCTTTTCATAACTACCGCATAGCCTTTGACTTCGTACCTTTGCAAAATGGCAAAGCGATATGGAACAACTCCGCGCTATTCACACAGTGCGGCGAGATAGCTGAATCGGTAGGTTTAGAGTGGGCAGGGCGCTGGACTAAGTTCAAAGAAATGGCTCACTGTCAGTATACAGGCGGGCTAACCCTTAAGGATTTTCAAGCAGGAAAGCGCTTTTAGTAAAGCTAGTTCTTTTTAATAGTTCAGTAGTGACTTAGTAATACCCAAGGAGATACATTTGAGTAATCAAGAGTTCGACACGCCACTATCCGAAACACTTATCGTTAAATTGAAGGACGGCACTAAAGAGCAGTGCGTTGAAGACCTAAGAGGTATTGCGTTAAGTAATCCTGAAATGGTTATTTCGCGCAATTACTATCGAGTAAATGGCAGATATTCAGAGTCAGTTTGGAATGGGTACTTTGGTACTTTTGATGAGTTCAAACGGCAAGCAGGCATCATTCTTACTCGGCAGCAACATCAACTTGAAAAACACATCGCAAAACACGCCTCAGTCGACCACTATCGCAAGCTGAACATCGAACGCCAAGATTATGAGGCAAAGTACATCCGAGAAAATACAAAGCGTTTTAAGACGATTGTGACAGCCTCAGACTTACATGATATTGAAATCGACCCATTCTTTCTTAGAGTATTCCTAGACACCATTATTCGGGTCAATCCAGATATAGTAATTTTTGATGGCGATATATTCGACCTTCCAGAATTCGGCAAGTACGGCGTTGACCCTCGCGAATGGGATGTCGTTGGTCGTATTAAGTTTGTCCACGATGAGATATTCAGACCTATCAGAGAAGCGCTACCAGACGTTCAAATCGATTTTATCGAGGGCAATCATGAAGCGAGACTACTTCGTCATCTTGGCGACTCTACACCCGCTTTAAAAGCTGTCCTGAGCGAACTACACGGGTTCACCGTTGCTAAGTTGCTAGGGTTAGATGAGTTTCAGATTAACTATATCGCAAAGTGCGATTTGGCGGCATACAGTAAGGCGGACTTAAATAAAGAATTAGGCAAGAACTACAAGATTTACTGGGATTGTTTTATGGCTCACCATTTTCCACATGCCAAGAATATGGGCATACCTGGCGTGAATGGGCATCATCACAAACATGAAGTTTGGTCATTATTCAATCCAGTATTCGGCGCTTATGAATGGCATCAAATGGGTTCTGGTCATAAGCGTGATGCAAGTTATTGTGCAGGCGAGAAATGGCATAATGGTTTTGCTATCGTTAATATCGATACGCTAAGAAGAGGCGTCAACTTTGACTATATTCCCGTAACAGACTTCGCAGTATCAGGCGGCAAGTGGTACTACAGAGACCCTGATGAAGTATGCGTTCCTGAGAGCCTGATTGGGTTCTAATGAGGAAATTGCTAAAGTAATAAGTCAAGTTATTTATTTTCAGTTCTTATATGGTTAATAAGTCATAAGTGAGCTATTATTTATCCACCTTACAACCTTTTATAAAGATGACAAATGGCAAGGTCTAACAGAGCAAAACAACATGACTACAAAAGAAACCAACCAATAGTAGAACATGAGCCTGAATTATTAGTCCCCGCAACCTTTAGAGGAAATACAGAACCACTAGTAGCAAAGAACGAAGCCCAGAAAAAATATATGGCTGCACTTAAAAGTCATCAATTAGTTTTCGCCACGGGGCCAGCAGGAACAGGTAAGACGTTTATATGCGGAACGATGGCAGCAGACGCACTGAGAAATCAAAGTATTGAGAAGTTAATTATTACTCGTCCAGCCGTTGAAGCTGGTGAGAACCTAGGCTTTTTGCCTGGTGAAGTAGATGAAAAGTTTGAACCATACTTACGCCCATTTCGTGACGTACTTGATGAACGCCTTGGTAAGAGTTTCGTAGACTACTTAATCAAAGCGGGCAGAATCGAGGCAGCTCCGTTTGCGTATATGCGTGGTCGAACATTCAAGAATAGTATCGTCATTCTAGATGAAGCGCAGAATACCACTCCTAACCAAATGAAATTATTTCTAACTAGAGTTGGTGAAAACTGTCGTGTAGTCGTGAATGGCGATATTAACCAAAAAGACATAACAGGGCAGAGCGGGCTTGATGATGCCGTGACTAGACTATCTTATATACCGAGCGTGAAAGTTGTCGAGTTTACTAGGCGAGATATTGTAAGGTCAGGGTTAGTTCAGGAAATTGTAACTGCCTACGAGAACCCGATTACAAAGCCGTTCAATGAGCGTTAAAGTATAGTTCTAGCAAATAAAAATACATTTAATACCGCGATTATGCACTGGTTGTGGTTTTACTTGGGAAGTCCCTTATATATTTAACTTTTTTACTTTATATAATACTTTACAAATAATAATACTAATAAAGGGAAATGGGGAATGAAACATAACTGGCTAGACTCGTTCTTGGGGAAAGGTACGAGTATCACGGAATGCGAGGGCTTAATGCTTACGATTCCAAAAGAGTTAGTGGCAGCGGAGTTACCGCTTTACGCAACTAAATGGTTTGACTATAGACGCCTTCATCCAGTGCAAGCGACATATTATTTCGCGCATTGCTACAGTGTGGCATATAGAAGAGCTTACGCAACCACTAGGGACTACGAAACCTCAAAAACAATTAAGCCATTACGTGTCGATGATGCCTTTAAGTCGAGCGACATCAACGCATTATGGAAAGCTAGACAAAGCTGTGATGCAATCGGCGCTACTTATAACTTCTATACGGCTCATGCACTGGAACTAACTTCGCGATATGGGTGGAAGTTCATACCTAGACCAAATCAAATATATACAGATGCCATGATTGACGAGGTTGCGGCTGCTTGGGAAATGCGCTGTACGGACATCTTGCAGATAGTCGGCGACACCTCTCAGTACGGAACGGAAGAGCTTAGCGAATGGTATATGGGTCAGATTAAAAAGCGTCCTAGCCCAGCATTTACAGCAAGCAAACTAATTAAGATGGGCATTTTAACGGTAGAGCAGATAACTCAGGGATTAAGCGAGTCTGTGGCAATGAAAGCAATTCGACTAACTTCCCTGTAAGTGTAAGTCATTAGTGAAGTATAATAAACATATCGCGCTTTTTAATATTTAGCGATTAACAATTAGGAGAAACCATGTCATACGAACAAGAACGTAATAATCAAAATCGTGATGCGACCCGTCGCACAACTATTCACCCTAAGAAAGATTATAAGCCCCGCCCTCAAGCGCAGGCTAAACCTCGCCCACCAGCAAAACCTACGCATGAAGATATTTTGAAAGAAGCGATGGACTCTAAAAAGTCTATCTTTATTAACTTTATCGATGCAGATAAATGGCGAGCTAAGATTGTTCGCATGGACAAATTTACGATTACTTTGACTGTCGAAACGGATGACGGCGTTAAAGTTGAAACCCCAGATTGGACTATCTACAAACATGCAATTAAAGGCTTCGCAGTCTTAGAGAACTCAGAAAATGTAAGTACGCATTAGGGAGAAACAAAATGGCAGTAACAGAGGAGATTGGCATAGAGACTATGCCAGAGGGGACTATTTACGATTTTGATGACACATTCCAGAGCAAGATTGCGGCTCTATGTGTCCGAGATACATCGTTCCTTCAAAGAACAGATGGCTTGGTACGTCCTGAGTATTTCGAGAATTCAGCAGAAGGCGCACTCGTCAATATATCGCAACGCTATTACGCTAAGTTTAAGAAAGCGCCAGACCCGATAACTTTAATTCAGCTTATGGGCGAAGATAAGAAGTCTAAAATCATTCGCGAAGAATTAATGCCTTTCGTTAAGGCTAAGTTTTCTGAATTAAACGGTAACGATATATCAGACCGCGACTTTGTGGTTGAAAGGGTTGCTGAGTTTGCACGACATCAGGCAGTCATTAGCGCAATTGAGCAATCAGTTACATTATTAGACAAGCGTGACTTTACTAAAATTGAGAAGGCAATCAAGGAGGCGCTAAACATCGGTGCAAATATGGATGCCGACCTCTACGATTACTACGGAGAGATTACTTCCAGAACGTCAGAACGTAAAGATAGGGCGGCTGGTGTATTGCCACCTACAGGTATCTCAACAGGGTTTCCAGCATTAGATAAGTTTCTTTATCACAAGGGTTGGGGCAAGCGTGAATTGTCAGTCATTATGGGCGGAGCGAAGGCGGGCAAGTCTACTGCGTTGCTTGAGTTTGGAAGAGCCGCATCGATGGCAGGAAAGAATGTTATTTACGTAACATTAGAAGTGGCTGCTCGTATTATTTCAGAACGTATCGATGCGAATATCGCAGATACACCAATGGATTTACTAGGCGAGCATATCATGGAGGTCAATCGCAAGATTGAAGCTATGAGGCTTAAAGCGGGTAGGTTCGATATTATGGAATTCCCTACAGGCTCACTTACTGTCGCTGACCTACGTCGTCTACTAGACCGCCAGAAAGCTAAGGGCCACAAGTATGACATGGTGATTGTCGACTATGCGGATTTGATGGCACCCGAACGCTATACCGATAACTCAATTGAGAACTCCAAGAACATCTACGTTTCATTGCGTGGGTTAGCAATGCAGGAGGACATCGCGCTTCTGACGGCTACGCAAACAAACAGAGAGGGCTTTAAGTCATCTGTCGCCAAAGCAGAACACGTATCAGAGGACTTTAATAAGATACGTATTGCGGACATTGTAATTTCAATTAACCGTACAGAGGAGGAACGTGCAGTCGGTCAGGCACGACTCTACTTTGCGGCTTCACGTAACCAAGCAGGGCAATTCACAGTACGCATTAAGCAAGATATGGAGCGTATGCGGTTTATTTCAGAAATCATAGGAGAAGAGTAATGAACGAAGATATTAGAAAACAGGTTGGTTTTCCAATTATTGAACTTACCCCAGTTAAGACATTGCTAGAGTCGTTAGCGGACTTGAATAGTTAATAAAATGGAAGAGTTAAAAGAACTTCTAGAACGCATCGATATGGAGAGTTACCTCGATAGAGAGGGTATTCAATATCGAGTAACTAACGGCAGTCGTGGATTGCAATTAAATATCTGCGAATGCCCGAAGTGCGGAGGCGATAAATGGAAGGTCTTTCTAAATGCAGATACAGGGTTAGGTAACTGCTTTTCAGGCTCATGTGAGTTCAAGTTTAATAAGTGGTCATTCATAGACGGCTATTTAGGCTTGAACAAGCATCAAACATACGAACACATTAAGCAAGTCGCAGGAGAGATGGGCTGGAGGCCACCTAGAAGGATAGCTTCAAACGTTCAGCTAGAAGTAGCAGAGCTTAAATTGCCACCTTCTTATGCAATTCCAATTCGCAATAAGAACCTAAAGTACCTTGAGAATAGGGGTATTTCGGGGGAAATTGCAAAGTTCTTTCACCTTAGATTATGTTTAGATGGCAAGTTTTGGTATGAAATAGAGGGTAAGAAGTGCGCTCAAGATTACGCGAGCCGTATCATTATTCCTATCTTTAACTTGGAGGGCGAGTTAGTTGGCTTTCAGGGTAGAGACATTACTGGCAAGGCAGAAAAGAAGTATTTATTTCCGCCAGGATACGCCGCTACAGGCAAGTATTTGTATAACGGTCAAAACTGTATGGGTCTAGAGACAATAGTCATATC